TTACTTTATTTACCATTTTGCTCCCGTTCTGTAATCCCTAAATGGATTAACGGGTTAAATGTATTTGCTTAAATCTATTTAGACAAGTAATAGCTCGGCGTGGCGAATATCTAAGAAGCCAGCCAGTCTTTCGTTAGTCGCTTTGTTGGCGAAGTCGGTCGTTATAGGAAGGCGCTTTAAAGACCACTCAGGCTCGCTTACAGCCCCTAAGTCGAACTGATAGACCCCTCTAGGTGTCGAATTGATATACAGCGTCTTAGCGCCCGTTCTAGCCCTTATATCGGCCAGATAGTCCCACTTCTTCTTCTCAATTATCAAAGTATCGTAATGAGTCCTGCGACACTTAAGCTCTAGGAACGCGTTATGGGTTACGCCATCTGCTCTGTCGGTCGCTGATAAAGGCTGCAAGTCTGGATAAAGCGACTTGAGAGCCTCAAAGAGCTCAACCTCGCGGAAGTAGATTAGTTATCTTCCTCGCCATCTTCCCAGCCAATTTTCTTTATTGGGTCATCGGCTGGCACTATCCAATCAGGATAAGAGCTACGATCCATAGCAAAGGCTAGAGAAGTGCCTTCGTCCATACCAGCTCTACGGCAAGCCTTATAAACTTCATTGGCCGCAATAGCCCAGAAATCAAGCTTTGTTAAAGGCGTCTCTTTAGTAGTCCTTCGTCTCCTAGGACGCTTGACTGGCTTCTTACTTACGCGCTTTCGCGTTGCCATTTCTGACTCCCTTCGCTAGCGCCAATTCTAGCTGAGACTCCATTTTATCAAGGCGCGACACTATTGGAATATTTTCCAATTTAATTATGTATCGAAGGCCAGCAATCAGTAAAGCTATTGATCCAAGGACTGAGGCTACTAAGGTGGCCAACTCAGTCGCAGCCATTAACGGACTTTGCCGTAACGCTCATAGTTAGGGTTAAGCCAGTTGATGATGCTAGGCAAGACTGACACTAGAGCGGCATTGGCAATTGCATTTAGGTCGAATCCCACCGCTAGGTAAGTCGCTAGGGCTGTCGCTAGGAATGTCTTTGCCCAGCTTTCGGCCATTTTCTTTAGGTCGCTCATTAGATTCTCCTTCAAGGTTAAACCATTTGCCATCTGTGTCTCCCAAGCTAGTAAATGATATATGGAAGTGACTACGATGAGGATTAGCGCCTGAGTATTTACGCCGCTTCCAGCCCAGTATTGGGCTCATAATCTTGCCATCGTAGATAATATATTTGATGCGCTTATCGCCTTTTTTGGCGCATTTACGAAGCTTCTCAACTAGTGCATAAGCTTCTTCTTTGTGGGCGTTTAAATCTGCATCAATGTCTAAAGCTCTGACGATTCCTCTTGCGTCTGGTATATGGTCAGAACTGCCCTTTGCAAGATGCCGAGCGTCAGCCACCCAGCCATCAGACTTACGATCCCTATCAGGATAATCGTCATCTATCTGCTCCCGTAACTGCACACCCGCTGCACATAGTTTGGCCATTATGAAAGAAGAAGCTTTGCCTCATCCTCAGTAATCCCAAGCCGATCTAACAGGGCTGCTTTTTGGGTAGCTTTTGCTTTGGCTTGAGCTTTAGACGCTGCTAATTCTTTTTTAGTTTCTTCAAAATTAGCATCAATTTGTGCCGCTTCAGATTCAGATAAAGGTTGAATAATTTCTTCACCTGTTTCCGTATTCACAATTTTGTGATTATACATTTTAGACTCCTCCGTAAACATAAACAGTTCCGCCATCAAAGTTTCCTGTTGATGAGTTAAAAGAGACCGAGGTTATAGCTGAAGCTCCTGAATAGAAGCCCTGTTGATTTATTACCTCAGGATTATCTGAACTATCTCTAGTTCCCCCACCTAGTGCGGTAAAAATTTTATAACTTGTCGAATCGGCATTTTCGACTTTAACGCTGCCATACATTAATGAACCAGAGCTTGTGCTCATTCTTGCTCCCCTAATTTCTGTTAAACCTTCAAGAAAAGAAGGAGCAAAAACTAAATTGGCATTAATAGGATCATAAATTCTGCCTTGCGTTCCGCCAGAAGTGTAAGCAGCAGCGCTATCATCATTTAAACGAATGTTAAAAAAGCTGGAAGCATTTGCGGAACTAGCATCTTTGTAAAGAATCAAAAGTTGTTTTTGTGCGCTAAACGATATTGTTGTCTTTGCTGATCCGCTCAGTGCTGTTCCACCGCTATTTAATAATGACCAAGTTAATGCGCCACCTGAAGGAGCGGCCCATTTTAATCCAAGACTTTGAGTGGAGTCAGCTGTAAGGATATGCCCATTAGTTCCAATTGGGATTCTTGCGTCAGCCGTATCAAATCCAAATAAATCGCCTTTAGTTGTAAGCGGAGTCTGATCTGCACTTGTTGCCCATTCAGGAGCTGTTCCACCAGAATTGACTCGCAATACTTGACCAGCAGTTCCTATTGGCAAAGCAGTATTTACATTGGCGGTTGCTGATCTATAAGCAAGTGCGCCAGTAGTTGTTTGTGGGTTTAAGTTTTTTGTCGTTGTATCGACTGAGCTTCCCAATGTGCGAATTGCAGCTGCCCCATCCTTGACGAGATCAGTATCGTTAGGGGTAGTCCAGCCGTAATTAGTAGTCGTTGCCATTTATTCTCCTATGCCACAATTGTAGCGTCTAACCACTCCAAAGTTGGACTGATTGTATTCCAAGTCTCGACCGCTGGTACTGAGTTCCAACGGAAAGCCTGCAAGCTAAATGCTATTGGTGATAAGTTCATCGTCAGGTCTAGGCGGTTAAGACTTGCAGTCCAAGTCCAACCCTCGACAAATCCTTGGAACTCGCCATTGGTCATATTGGATGGCAGATTAGTGATATTTAATGGCATACCCATAAATACATTAAGAAGGCTATCTCGGTCGGCATTGTCAATTTCTGGATTAGCTGTAGTAAAGGTTATCTGCCGTAGGGCAAATTGAGGATAAGCGCGAATAAGTAGATAGAAGGCTGCTTGGGCTTCAGCGTCGTGTTGATGCCTAAGAGTGGTAGATATTGTGGTAGCTAATTGGCCGTAAAGGGATATAGAAGCTGCATCCTCATCAGTTACTGATGCGCTGCCAATGCCATAGCCGACTGTAATTGCGTTTCGGACATCGCCAGCGCGCTTGACTATGGAAAGAGCTGGGCCAATTGCGTGATTGCCATCCAGATCAACATAGCCGTTAGTTGCAAGGTATTGGCTTCGGTGTGTCGAATCAGCATAACCAATTCGACCTTGAGCATCCTCATATAAGTAACCAAGTCCGCTAGTGGCATACCTAGAAGCTAAATTATAAACTGTGTCATTAAGGCCAGTCTCTGAGTGCAACTCATAATCACCAGGAGTATCAATCTCTCCTAGTCCGCTATTTTCTGCATCCTGCCATTGCGTAGTTGCGTCATAACTATTCCAAGTCTCTGCCGCTGGCACTTCATTCCATTGGTCAAATAATACGCCGCTAAGTAATTCTTCAATGCGGTCTCCATCAAATTGATGGGCAAAGTTGCCAGTATAAACTGCCCTAGCAAGTCGCGCTAAAGCTCCTACTGCAACGATTCTAATTTGCTGGCTCGTAGCTGTTGATCCTGAAGTTTGGACTGTAATACCTAAGTCAGTAATAAAGCCGCCAAAGAGATTAACATAAGCGCCAGTAGAGTCTTTAACTTCTATTGTTACTGCGTCATTTACTTCATAAGGAACTGACGCTTCAGCCGTCTCAATAAGAGTTAAATTGCAGTAACCAGCAATCGGCTGCTGATAAATGTCGGTGCGACCCGAGGTAATAGTTAAGCCGCTTAGGGTTGCGCTAGTAACTGTAACGCCATCAACCTTAACTCTATAGACTGGATTCCAGAGGGTCATTGCGCTACTAGACCGCCAAGTATTGCGCCCCCACCGCCGTTGCGAGCGTTGCTAGTGTTTAATGCTAATACTACGGCCCGAGTAAATCCTTCTTCATCTATTGCGCTTGGGGCATTAACATTGATAGTGACACCAGCGTTATTGGCTGCAACTGTTCCAGCGACATTAAATCCAGAAGGGATGGCATTACCGCTAGGAACTAGAGTTGATGGAGTGCTAACTGCTGAGCCTGATGGGACGCTTGGGGTGGTCGATGGCTTAGGAACTGGGGGAAGGCTCGGGCTTGGAGCAGTTGCAATCTTTGGAAGGCTTGAACTGCTTGGAGTGCTAGGCGCTGAGAATGAAGGCTTGGAAATAGTAGCCACATTAGGAAGAAGTGGGACGGCATTGTAAGCGCGAATAAGGACATTTATTGCATCAATGGCAAAATTTACCGCGCTCTTTATTCCATTAACTACGAACCCAATTACATCAAGAACGCCTCCAGCAACTTTGCCAATAAAGCTAAGCGCTGCGCCAAGATTGTTAATCAATACGGGAACTACAAAGTCTTTAATAAAGTTATAGAGAATAGTCAGAGAATCCTTATTTCTGGCAATTGCATCAGTAACTGGCTTTAATGCTGCATCTTTAAACTCAATAAACTTAGGGATAACTGTGTTTATAAAGTAATCCAAGAGCTTTTGTAGGGTCGGTAGCAAAGCAGCTCC